TGCTTGGTTTACCAAGACAACGAGATTTAATCCCTAATTCCCTTAGCCAACGTCCGAGAGATGTATCATAGATACATAATACGATTAGTAGCGGGAGGGAATCCCTTTTTTAAAATATAGTCGTATCGCTGTACGGGGTTCGGCAGGCGATACCAATTCAGTAAATTAACGGCATAAATAAGTATTTTATAGTAGGAGTTTCTCATTAAGGGTATTAAGGTTAAATTGTGAATGGGGAGAGATGTGATATTTCTCCCCGATTTTGGAGAAAGGATTTAGCATAATATATCTCATTAGTGCCGTTGTGAAATAGCCTAATCTTTTAAAATTACGATTGATAAAAAATATATGACAGAAAACACAACAGATTGGACAAACTGCATACCGACTATTCCCGAATACAGTTCGGCAGATGAAAAGATGGCAGAACTAAACGAACAAATGGCTCAATTCGTAGGCAAAGGCTTCACACCCACGCCTATTGAAAAGATAGAAATAAAACCGTATGATTTTCGAGTAGAAGATGAACTATGAAAGCACTACTTAATTCAGATACATACGCAAACACTACCGTAACCATCTTAGATTATTGCTCTGCGAATAAGATTTGGTCGGTGTATTTCCCAAGACATTATTCGGAAGCACACCACAAGTTCTATCAAATAAAAGCAGAAATATCGAATAAAGAAATGGAAAATATGAATATTACTGCATCACAAAGTGGGCTTAATATTTTACATGAGTTGATTATTAGTAAAGCATTTGACAAGATTGATAAATTACTTAGCACAAAGAAAGATATATTTGAGGCGAGTATTTTAAAATAAATCCGCAATCTCGCAGACAACTAACAAAACCAAAACAATTTATGGCAACTATAATACCCGCCGAAATAAAATCCGAGATAATATCACTTTATGAGCAAGGATTTTCTAATTCAGAAATTGTAAAAAAATGTGGTCAAGATTGGCATCGTGTGAGAACTATATTAGATAGGCATAAATTATTAAACGGCGTAAGGGAGAGTAAAAAGGAAGAGCCTAAAAGGGAAGATATTTTATCACTAAAAGCACAAGGGTGTTCTGTTAAAGATATTTCTCAAAAAACAGGCGCAAGTAGATGGGCTATTTGGTATCACACAAGCCCGTTATCAAAAAAACAAAGGTCAGAAAAAAAAGAGACGAAAAATGTAATAACAAAAGAAAAGCCCGCCTTAATTAGAAGATTTGAGCGACATGAGTATCACGACATAATAATGGAATTGCATAATGGCGGAATGTCGCAAAGAGATATTTATTATAGTACGGGTATTGATAGGGCTACAATTAACCACCATTTAAAGGGTGGTTTTGGAAGAAAAAGGGTTGTAATTGTAACACCAAAATACAAACAACATGGAAGACAAAACGAAATAACCACACAAGAAGAATTAATAGCAAAAGGATTTGAGTTTAAAAAGATAAGAAACTTGACAATATTTGAAAATGGAGAGGTATTTTTTAATGGAGAACAACTCCCTCATCTTTTACGAAAATACGGAGGTAGAAATTCTCAATGCTTAAATGTAAATATTCCAATAAAAAAAGATAAATATAAGCAAATATCTTTACGCAGATTGGTTGCAATGGCATTTATTCCAAACCCTAACGAATTTCCCTGCGTATTAAATATAGACCTTAATTTTCGTAACTGCCATGTAGATAATTTGAAATGGGGCTTTCCAAGAACAAAAGATAGGAGAACAGAAAATGTGCATAAAATACAGCCATTTTTAGACACATTCGACTATGAAAATGCAGAACACATGATTCGTGCGGTTTACGACTTCTTGAAAACAGGAAACGAAGCCCCATTAAGGCAAGTATTTTTAGAAGAAAAGAAGTATTTTCGCACAGTTATTGCAAATGAATTGTATGGAAAGCATTTATTTAGAAAATTTCCGTTAGCAGAAGAAATATTTGAATGGTGTGTAGATGAAATTATTAGCGTTATTTCGAGGGGGTTTTATATACCAAAATACTTGTATAATGCTTCTTTTATTATTTGGTGCAGAGAAGGAATGAAGATACGAACAAAAGGCTACTTGTCCAAAAAAAGTAAAGAATCTTCATACGGAGAAAGTATTTTATATGAAACAATGCAAGAAAGTTATTAAATAATCAAAAATAATATGCAAGAATATTTAACAGAAGCAGAAATATTAGAAATAGAACGTTTTTGTTCTAACACAGTTATGTTTGAAGCAGTAAAAAAGGTTTTATTGCAACATATCTACACACAAGGTGTTCTTAAAGAAGGGCAATCACATAATCCATTAAAAAATAGAGCTTTCATGCTAGTACAACTGGCAACTCAAAATCCTATACCAGATGCAGAGCTTGGAGCACATTTAAGAGGTGTTTGGGAAGGAGTAAACGCACTAGAATCTGGGTACAACGAATTAGGAAAGATTAAAAGTAAAAAAGATGAAGTCGTCGAATCACCTTTTAATGAAGCAGTATAAAATGGAAGAAGCATACAAATATAAAAATATGTCAGCTAGTGGATTAGTAAATAATGGTTATGGAATAATTGAAGGTATTATAATCAATTCACATACATCAGGAACTATAAAACTATGGGACAATACAAGTGCAGCAGATACAGTTATATGTAACACAATCACACTTGGTGCATCAGAACGATTTATTCCACTTTTTGATATTAATTTTAATACAGGATTATATGTCACAATCGGTGGAACAGCAGATATTACAGTAGTTTATAAATAAAAATTGACTTTCTTTTTTGAAAGGAGTATAATTAAAAGTAATCGAGAATCCTAACTCTGAAAAATATGGACTAACTAGACATCACTATGGAAAATGATGAAACAACTCTAGACTTGGAACTAGATGAAGAATTAAACCAAGACGATCAAGATAATCAAGACGATAATCAAGATCAAAACCAAGACAATTCAAAATCAAAAGATGATGAAAAGGATTGGAAAGCAGAAGCTCTTAAATACAAAGCAATTCTTGATAGAAACAAGAATAAACCAGAAAAAAGAGACTCTACTAAAAAATCAGATGGATTAGATTATGCAGAAAAATCTTATTTAATCTCAAATGGTATCAAAAGAGAAGAATTAAACTTTGTACAAGATGAATTTAAAGCGTCAGGTATGAAAGACATTGATTCGCTTTTAGATAACGAATATTTCAAAGCTAAATTAGAAAAGCATCGTGCTTTAAATGATACAAAAAATGCTATTCCGAAAGGTAATCGTTCAGGAAACATTGCAAACGATAGTATAGAATACTACGCTTCAAAACCTATCGAAGAAGTACCACAAGAATATAGAGCTAAAGTTGTAAATTACAAGCTAGAAAGAGAGACTAAAAAAGGAGTATTCTACAATTCATAACCCATTTGATAAATCTTATTAATTTAAAATTTATTATATATGGCAGTTATCCCTTCAATAGAAATCGAAACAAAACTACAAGAACGCCTTTCAGCACCAACAGTGTGGAAAGAAGTTCTAGAAGTTAAATATACCAACTCTGGTATTCTTAAAAATCCTTACCTAACCGATGCAGTTGTTGGTACAGGTACAAGAGGTACAGGTTATACATCAACCGCAGTAGAAACAGTTGATGATTCTGTAACAATCAACGAATATTCTTATTCAGCACAACACATTGACGATGCAGACCTTGCACAAAAAACTTTCTCTGACTTCATGGAAATAGCAGACAATATGGCTACTATGCTTAATGAAGATGTAGAAACAAAAATGCTTGCAGCACACGCTCAATGGACAAACTTTGACAACGCTTCAATCGGTGGAACAGCAGGAAACATTACAGTTGCACTTTCAAACATTACAAAAATCATCACAGGTATTAAACGAGAAATTCGTGAAGCAGGAGGTGGAGATATGCTTGCTCGTAAAGGTGGATTTATCATCTGGCGTGAATCTGACTATGAACTTGTAGAACAACTTGCATCAAGTGAAGGATTCTCTGTAGCAGATGAAACTCTTAAAAATGGAGTGTCACAAGTCAATGGAGGATTCTACTGGCGAGGTATGTACCACTATTCATCTTCAAAACACGCATCAGGACACGTCTTTGCTGGTGTTAAAAAAGCATTTATGGTTGGTATCGTTAAAGCAACTTATGGTAAAGTAAAAACTATCATAAATCCAGTTGTATCAGGTGCTCAAATTTCAGGTATCGGTCTTGAATCTCGTGTAGATCACGAATTTAAAGCCTGGACAAAAATGGTTCCTGTATTGTTTGACGTATTAGTAGCATAACTTTAATAGTCGATTAGAAATTAAACGAGTATTAAATTATGGCACTATCATTTGGAAAACGACCTTTATTTGAAACAATAAACACACGAAAACCAGTAATTACTGGACTTGGTGCTACAAAAACTCTTTCTGTTGATGAAACATTTTCAACAATAGTACTAGATAGAGCAGCAGGTACAGTAATTACACTTCCACTTGCAGTTCCTGGACTTGTATATGACTTTGTAGTAGCAACATCTGTTACTTCAAACGCATATAAAGTTATTACAGGTGCAGCAACAGAATTACTTATTGGTGGATACACAAATGTTGATACAGATACTTCAAACGCAGTAGCAGTATTTACAGGTAATGGCTCTACACATATAGCAGTGAGTATGAACGGAACAACAACAGGAGGATTAGCTGGAACAAATCTTCGCTTTACTTGTCTTTCAACAACAAAATGGCTTGTTGAGGGGAACGTACAAGGTAGCGGAACAGTTGCAACAGCTTTTGCTACAAGTTAGTTTTTTAACTTTGTTTGTCAGAAATGGCAGACAAAGATTAGTAAATTAATTATTAAACACTATGTCATTAAATTTTACACAAATTACCCAAAGTATAGACAGAAAAGTTAAGTCTAACTCTGTCAGTTATCCGATAGCAGATAAAACAGCTGATATAAACGAAGCGATAGATTTTGTATACGATACTATTTTTAAATCTAGTGGAAAATGGCAATTTGATGACACAAACCATACAGATTACCAAATAATCACGACAAATCTTATACAAGGACAACGTGATTATACTTTTCTTACAGATGAACAAGGCAATCTTATCTTAGACATTTATAAAGTAATGGTAAAAAATGAACAAGGTATTTACCAAGAAATTTATCCTGTAGACCAACAGTCAGATGAATATATGCAAGGTTTTTGGAGCGGGCAAAATCATGAAAGTGTCCCAACACGCTACGATAAAACAGCAAATGGTATATTCCTTGATGCAATCCCTAGTTATAATTCAACAGATGGACTTAAAGTGTTTATTAATCGAGAAGGTTCATATTTTCAAACAACAGATACTACTAAAAAGCCAGGATTTGCAGGATTATTTCATGAGTATCCTGTTTTACGTTGCTCATATAAATATGCACAGGCAAACAGTTTAAAAAATGAAAATTCATTATTTAGAGATGTTCAAGAAATGGAAAGTAAAATTAAAAAGTATTATCGTGATCGTTCAAAAGACGAAGTAACAATTATTAGTTCAGAGCCAGTATGCTCAATATAAATATTATGAAAAATACATTAAAAATAAAAGGGGTCATTGAACACAAAATAATTCGTGCAAACGGAGACATTGAAGAATGGACAACAAATAACTTAATAACAAGTGCAGGTAAAGCACAATTAGCATTATTAGCAGGAGACGCTTCAGCTACTCCTTTTACTTTCCTTGCAGTCGGTACAAGTACAACAGCTCCAGCAATCGGGCAAACAGCTCTTATTGCAGAAATTACTACACTCGGATTTGAAAGAGCTGCTGCAACTGTTTCACGAGTAACTACCACAGTTACAAATGATACTTTACAATTACTCTATACATGGGCAGCATCAGGTAGTCTTACAGTAGAGGAAATTGGTATATTCAATGCTTCATCATCTGGTACTATGCTTGGGCGTTCTTTGACAGGTTCAAAAACATTCGTTAATGGTGACCAATATCGAGCAGCTTATAAAATAATATTTTCATAACATGGCAGTTGCATATAAATCATCTAACATATTCCCTATCACATCTACTAATAACGTTTTTATTACAAAACCGACAGATCTTGCTGTTGGTGATTTATTGATTGCACATATCTTTAATGCCAAAGCACAAACAATCACTCCTCCGAGTGGTTTTACTGCATTACTTACGACTACAACAACAGGTTCTATCAACCAACATGCTATGTACTTATTTTGGAAAGTGGCGGACGCAGGAGATGTAGCGGCAACTACCTTTTCTTTCACTACAGCAAGCTCACAAACAGCAGGAGGAGGACTTATGGCTTTTACTGGTGCTACAAGTTTTGCTCCTATACCAGAATTTGCAGGATCTACAGCGAACAATACAGGGTCTCCAAGCTTCGCAAACACTATAACCCCCCATATAGCTGACTCCATGATTTTAATACTAGGAGGGCTAATAACAGCAGGTAGTACATCTGGTGTATCAACATATGCAATAGCAACATCTAACCCTTCTTGGACTGAAATATATGATGACTCTCCTGATACTGCTAGACGTTTTTATGCTGCATATGGTTCACGTCCACAAACTACAGCTACAGGTAACTCAAGTGTAGTGGGTGCAGGAACGTATACTACTTCTGACTGGGTAGGACAAATGCTTGCTATTATGCCATTACAATTACAGACAATTACAGACACAGTAACTTGTACAGATTCTCAAAACTATCTTATTGCAAATATATTTACTGATACTCTGAATATAACTGATTTAGTAACAACTTTAAAACAAAGAGTATGGAAAACACTTCAAAAAAATGTATCAACGTGGCTTAATCAAGACAAATCATAATGACACCTCAACAACTACAAGAATTTAATACCATGAAAAACCAAGTATCTGAACTTACACAAAGATTAGATATGCTTAATAGTTCAACGACTATTCCTTTTGCTGTTGATGTGGCAATTTCAGACCGAGTTATAAAGAAAATACCTATCGCAGAGCTAAGTACAAAGAGTGCGACATCAGAGAATATATCATTTGCTATTTCAGGTACTCCATACGTTGCTTTAGGTGCCCCCGATGGATTTTTAGAAGTAACATTAAAAGACGGAAGTAAAAAGTTCGTCCCATACTACAATTAACTATGATTAAAATACCAAATTCAGATAAAAGATTTTCAGTGCCTAATAATTCCGATTTGTTCGGCAACATTTGGTATACAAAAAACTGTAATTTCGATGAAGAAGGATACATTAAACAATCTTCTCGTTCTGTCGCAGTTTTAACAAAAGAAGATGCAACAAACTTTAATACTCCAGCATCACTTGGAAGAAGTGGGGAAGCAAATTTTCGTGTTGTAAATAATAATCAGCCTTTCAAAGCAGATTTATCCAGTGGTTTAACTTTTACAGTAGAACAAGACACTGATACTGGTGCTCCTGGACTTTCTGTAGACTCAAGAGGTGTATGGTTTAATGCACGTTGGTACGTCACCACAGCAACAGGTTTATACTATAAATCAGGTTCTACATGGACAAATACAGGTATTTCTCTTACTAGTGGAAAAACCCATGCAATTTGTGTGAATAAGTCAGCTCAAACATTGCTTATATCTGACGGAAACACAGTAAAACAAATTGACACATCACACTCAACATCAGGACTTGGACAACTCACTATCCCAGCAACATACGAAGTTACACATATCTCTTACAACAATAATACTATAGGTATTGCGACAAAACTTGACGATACTGTCGCTACAATTAATGAAGAAGCATACTTTTTTATATGGAATGGTGCGACATCACAAGCAAATCAAGGTTTTGGTATCGGTTCTGATACTACAATGGGATTAAAAGCATACAAATCATCATTTGCTTTGCTTTCACGCACAGGAAATCTAATGGTTTACAATGGAGGAGGTTTTGAAATTGTTGCTTCTTTTCCATACTACTTTAAAAGTCTACAAGTGACTGACCAAAGTGTTGGTGACAACATGGAAGTGGACGGAGATGTTATTTACATCAATATGAGTAATTATCTAAATACATTTGGAGAACGACAAGAAGCATATATTGAAAACTTCCCTGCAGGTATTTGGTGTTTTGATCCGAAAGTCGGACTATACCACAGATACTCTGCTTCACTCTCAAAAATGAAGTCTACAATCGCTTTAGATTCAGGTGTAGACATTTCTACAAACATAATCACTGTCGGTGACGCAGTAGTACCAGAAACAGGTGAACAGGTTATATTCTATTACAACCCACAATCGCCTATAGGAGGTCTAATGTTCGGACTGGTATATTACGTCATAAAAGTCAATTCAACGCAGTTTAAGGTGGCTACAAGCTACCAGAACGCCATTGACGGGCAGTCTATTGACCTCACATCAACAGGAAGTAGTATAAATCAGCTAGTTTTTCTCACAGTTAATGATTTTGGGCAATCTCTCAACCTCACACGTTCAGGTGCAGTCACTTCTGTTGGTAAAAAATCACTTATCTATGACCATTTAGCGTTCGGATCAGAATTACAAGACTTTGACGGAACAGCACCAGACCCAACACTTTGTATCACAACTCCACAATTTAGAAATATCTCATCATTTGTCACTACAAAAGGCGTATCAAATAATGTAACAGACCAATATCAAAAACTATATGTAAAATATAAACCTCTCGCAGAAAACGATAGAATTATCATCAAATACAAAGACAAAGATATTCTCGGACTTCCTGTTACAACACCGCAAATCCCTTCGTTTTATACTTGCACATGGACATCGCCAACAACGCTCACAACAAATGCAAATCTTGCCGCCGCTAAAACATATTTTGACGCACAACAATTACAAAGCCCAATCGGAGAGCTAGAATGCGAAATAACCGCAGGAGCAGGGGCAGGACAGATGTCACAGATTACAAACATCACAGAATCATCAGGAACGTACACAATTACGCTTAGTGACACAATAGTCGGTGCTGTAAATACAAGAAATTGTGATATAATTATAAATAACTACAAACTATTAGGAGAGATTACCTACGCTGACACAGAAAACTACAAAGAATTTCCGATAGCTCTCACATCAAAATGGTGTCAGGTAAAAGTGATTATGGACGGAGTAGAAATCACAATAGAAGAATTACAAATTATTAACGAAAAACACTTAGCATAATATGAACCCAAATAACGCAATCAATACAATAGCCACACCAGTTGCTCAAAACTCTACTTCCCAAGCAGCAGGTATTGTCGGGTACAATGCAGGTGGTGGAGCAATCTATGGTAATCCAATAACGACACAAGATTTACAGCCAACACAACCTCTTAAACTTCCAACAGCGACAGTCCCAACAGTTCCGTCATCTTTAGGAGGTGCTATTCAAGCATCTGTAAACACCAACAAAACAGAACTTCAAAGATACTTAGACGAACAGCAACAGCTAAAAGACACTACTGGAAAAGATTTAAAAACAATGATGGGCGAAATCATGGGGACAACAAACGAAATCGCAAACGCTCCTTCATCTGTTGATAGAACAGCACAAAATAAAGCACGAGAAGAAATTGATATATACACTAACCAAATCGAACAAGAACAACTCGCAAATAGACGTTTAATTGAAAACCTCCAAAAAAATAACCCACAAGGTGCGTTCGGTGGTGCATTAACTGATAGAATACAAAACATAGAACGTGATAGTCTTTCAAAACAAGCAGACCTCGCAATTATGCAAAGTGCCGCAACACGAAAATTCACAACAGCAAAAGACATCGCAGACCAGCAAGTGCAACTTAAACTAGAGCCTCTCAAAGCTAAACTAGACAATCTTAAATTCTTTTATTCAGAAAACAAAGAGCAATTTAACAAAGCAGACGACAGACTATTCCAAACTAAAATTAAACAAGAAGAACGAGTATATCAACGAGAAGAAAAAACACTACAACAGATTGCAGATATTAAATTTAACGCTGTTAAAAATGGTGCTCCTTTGAGTGTAATTAACAGACTTGCAAAAGCAAAAACAGTAGATGAAGCATTAGCGTTTGCAGGTAATTATAATACTGATCCGTTGGATAGAGCTATTAAAAATGCACAACTTCGTAAATTAAATACTGAAAGTTCTGGTGGTGGACTAACTAGTTTAAATACTACAGAATATTCTAAATTTACATCTAATCCTAACTATAAAGCTATAGTTGATGGTAGAAAATATCAATCAGCTTTAGAAAATTACAAAAATGCAATTAAAAAGTGGGGAACTGGCGAAGTTATTTCTTCCAAAGGTAGAGGAGAACTTGGAGCAGCATATTCATTACTTGTGGCAACTACTAAAGACTATTACACTCTTGGTACACTTGATTCTGGTGTTGAAAAACTTGTTGATTTGGGGTTGCCAAAACCTAACAATATTTTTAAAAGAGACAAAAAAGCACTTTCAGCGGCAGATTCTATTCTTTCAGGAGTTACAACAAACATACAAAACGCTATAACGGGATTTGATAGTAGTCCGTATGCAAATACAGTTGAGTATCAAAGTCTAAAATTACCACCACAAACTGATTCAGAATATTTAGATACAATCAGTACTGCATTACAAAGTGCTCCATTATTCTATAATCAAGGAGGATATTAATATGTTATTAAACAGAGAACAAGTAAATAAAATACTAAACGATAGACCAGCAGGTACAGATAAGTACAAGATACTAGACGGTCTTATTGAACGTGGTTACGATTTAGAGGGCGTTGATAGTAATGCTCGTAGACAACAGTTATTTTCACAAAAACAAGTTACACAAGAACAAAAACCACTAACACTCGCAGACAGAGCAAAAGAAGCGTTTGGAGATATTAAACAAATAGGAACAGACATAGTGTATATATCAATTTCTTCTCGTGCTTTATTTTGTGCTGTTCTATCAACAGATGAAGGAGCGTTTGCGATTTCGTTTGTTGTCCCCATGATTTCGCCCATCAT